ATTGTGTGTGATGTGGCATGTTTTAATTGGAAAGTGAAAGTTTAAAATAATTGGATGCCGCCATTTTAGTCTCCGCCCTGCCGCACCCAAGATGGCGGCGGGGGTGTGGTTAGTGACGTAGGGGGGGTGCGGGGGGGGCTCTGCCCCCCCCGCGGGGGGTGTGGGGGGGCTTTGCCCCCCCACTTCCCCTTTTTACTGTGTAAAAGGGGAACTAATTAGCATATGGCAGTTTGTGGTCGGCAGTTCAAATTTTGTGGTTTCCTTTATGAATATTCATGAGGGGGGCGGAGCTTAGGGGGGCCAAATGGCGACTCGGAGTCTGTTTAGTAAATTAGCGCCGCAGGCGCGCCCCCCCGAGCCCGAAGTGGTCCGACCCGCGCAAGCGGGTCGGAACGAGGGCGGGGCGCATTGGGGTGCGCGCGCTACGCGCGCACCCCAATCTAGGTGCGTGGTGTGTTAGCACATACGCGCGGCGCGCGAGCGCCGGCGCGTGAAGGCGCTCGCGCGCGCGCAGCGCGCGCGAGCGCCGAATTTTTGCAATTTTTTATTTTTTTTTTTTTTTTTTTTTACAATTTTTTTGGGGTGCAAACTTTATTAAACATACACCACTAAGTGAAAAGTGTAGGCCTAGAATTTGTAATTTAAGTGAAAGTTTACAAGGGGTTCAGGTTTTGGTAGCCAAGGATAAAAGGGATTGTCTTCTTTAAACAGTCTAGGGGGTCTAGAAAATGCAAGTGCTACTTCATTTTCAGTGTCTCTTTCAAAGCCTGGTTTAAACCTTGTTAAAGTTACTCTAATATCCCTGTTTGTAGTTGTAGCATTCTCTGTTGTTCCTTTAGGTCTAGGAGAAGTTTGATGATGTTGAATTTGAGGTGCTGCTGCTGTTGCTGCTGCTGGTGGATGAGCTGCTCGAGTGTCTTGTCTTGTGTTTCTTGGCATGTATTTTCTTCGCAGAGTGAGAGGAGACAAGCTTGGGTTTCTTTCTGTGCTTCTTGGGGATCTCTGAGGGCTGCTCCAAGTCTTTGCTTTTTCTTTTTTGGACTCTCTTCTGTAAAATATTCAAACTCTGAATCAGTTTCGAGGTGTTGGAGCATTCTTTTAAGAGCTGTTTCTTTAAGTTGTCCCCTTCTGTAGTCCCAAGGTTGTAAAATTGTTTCAGGAGCTTGTTTTGCTGGGTTGGTAATTTGTGTTCTGCCTGTGAGTTTATCGGGTACATCATAGGTGTTAAGGTCTTGTGGATTTTTAATGTCTTGTCCTGGAACTTGTGGTCCACCCCACTTAAAGTAAAAATTATAATGATATTTTAGTTCCCAGGTACTGTTTTTTTCTTCAGCATACTGTTGTATGTATGGGCCACACTCAACTATAGCATTTAAGGTTTTTAATTGCCATTTGTAGTTTGGGTACCACCTTGTTTTTTCTGTAGGTGTTATGTATTGGTCATATGGTTTATTGCCATCTATGTAGTCTGAGTCAATGGGTGCCCATTTAGTTGAAGGTACTGGTGTACCTGAGTGGTAAATGGCATCAGATACTAATACTATTAGGGATGATTTTAGCCAATCAGGTGGTTTAATAGTTTCTAAGTAAGAAATATAACCATATAGGCCAAGCCACAGTGGTAAATTTTCTATAAGTACATTTTTGTCTGTGGTAGGTGGTCCCCAGCTGTCTGCTATTGTACTAATAATGTAAATTTTGTTTCCAATGCCTTTATCTCTAGTGGGGTTGTACCTCCCATAGTTTAAAGGTAACTGTCCTAGCTTTGTACCTGTAGGTGATTGTAGTTCTATAGCTCTAAGGAAGTTTTTGTTAAACCATCCATTGTCATAACTTACACTGGCACTATATGATGTAAATGAAGTACTTGGCATTTGTGTGGTTGTTTCACTTCCACCTTTTGTTTTGTTTTTGTATGATAAGCTTTTGTTCATATTAGGTTGTGGCAGGTAACCTTGTGTATCTTGTCTAGCTCTGGCCCAGTCTGTGTTTACATACCATTGAGGGTTTAAAGAAGATATGTTTACTAACATGTTTTCATTGGATGCACTTAAGTAACTGTATCTTAAATTCATAGCAGAGCCTTTTAGAAAAAGTAAGCCATAGTTAGAAAATGGTTTTGTGAAGAACCACTTAGTAATGAGTTGTTTTGGTGGTTTAATTCTTAGTTTGTATTTATATTTGCCATGAGGTTTGCTTGCTTGACTAAATATAACTACCTTGTGTTTGTCTAATAACATTTGGTGTGGGTGACAGCTTGGGTATGTGTATTTACTTAGTTCCCATGGTGGTTGTCTGCTGTAGTTAATTACAAAGTCTGTGTCTGGATGCCTAAAGAAAATGATTTTGCAGTACAAGTATCTGCACAAGTCTTTGTATAAATTAGTGGCAGTCCATACATTGTTATGAAAAGTGTACTCTTCATATAGGTAGCTTAAGGTAAATTTTTCTGCTCCAAATCCTCCTCCATAAGGGGTTTTAGGAGGTATGTATTTAAATTTATCTCTTGTATAGCAAAACATTTGTGTTCCTTCAGCTCCAACAACTAGAGTCCCTTGTCCTTTTATGTGGCATTTTCTAATGCTGTCAGGCTGCCACTGCAGTACAGGAATTTTATTTTTTTTTCTTCTTACCTTTTGGTGTCTTGTTCTGCGGCGGCGGCGGCGAGTAACTCGTCTATTTCTTCTCCTGGTAAATCTTCTTCTGTTTCTTCTTCTTTTGGTTTGAAACCTCCTCCTGTACCTGAATCTGCCATACCATGGCTTTCTGCGGCGTCTCCACCAGAAAGGCATTTAGCTGTGTAATCCCTTGCGAGTATTTGGTTAATAGAAAGGTTCCTGTCTTGGTGACCAGGAGGAAATATGGAAGCAAGCAGATGAGCGAATGGAAAAGTACAATTACAGATATTATCGTGAGAATCAGCAATTTGAGACATCCATATTTGAGTTTTTGTCTCTTCGTTGTAGGGTGTGGGAGTATAAAAGTCTTTGTTTGAGATGTTCTGCATCTGTAATAAAAAATATTTTAAGTTTCTTGCCCGTTCCGCTAGACTGCCCTAGCCCGAATTGCCCCTAGACCTCGGTGGTTTCACTCACCTCGGGCTCCCGCCCATGGGCAGCTGTGGACCTCCTCGCTGCGCTCGATCCGGTCCCTGCACCGTCTAGCGGGGTAAACTCAGCCATTCGTCACTGTAGTTAGTTATATAGTTTAATAGTCTCCTCCC